TCTTCGTAGTGCTCGAAAGTTTGAGCTTGCGTTTCTTTTTTAGTCCCTAAGAACTCCATTAATCCAGTGATACCTTGATCACCATATCGTTTAATTAGTTGCTCGTCAACGTCACGCTTGGAAAGCGATCCAGCAGTAGTAGTTCCTGAAGCAATTAAATCTCCAGTACTAATATAATTCGCTGTTGTTGCAACCGCTACATTTGATGGAGTAGCTGTAAAACCACTACCACCTGCTAAACTTACTGTTGCCATTTTGTTATATTTTTAAAATAAATAATTAATTTTTTTTCCTAACCAAGAATTTGTCTTCTTAACAGGTCCAGAGTTGATGTTTGTTTTTGAGGAGCCTCTTGTTTATCTTGTGTAAACGAAGGGTTCTTAATCTCGTTAATTACGCTCTCTGTTCCTTTACTCCTATACTGATTAGCTACACCTCTAACAATCTTGTCGATGTTATTTAAAATGTACATATCTGTATTAAGAGCGTCAAAGTCCCAGCTACCTGCTTGATCTACATACTTATCGAAAAAGTTTTCTAGATTAGAATTATGACCTATAATCTCCTGTCGAGCCTCGTCATCCAAATTGTAGACGTACTCTTCCCCTTTGTCGTTCATCGAAAAAGATAAACCTTCAAGGTCGTTGACTGTAGATTCCATTTTACTAATCCATTCCCCTCTTTCTGCTTCAGATACTCCAGGATCAGTTGCTTCTGCTTGTACAGGCATAGCATAATCCTCTTTCACTTTGTTAAAGTAATCTCTAGCAGCTTTAGCGTCTTTAGAAAGTTGAACCTTACCAGCGTTGGTTTCCCTTGCACTAAATCCTTCTGTGTCCGTTTTATAAGTCTCTGCAACATAATCATTTAACTCTGCATCAGTTAAATTAGGATTTTCTAATTTTAAAAACTCCTTTATTACAGCGTTATCAGACACGTCAGATAAATCAACACTCTGAGTATTCAGGTAATCTTGTACGGTACGACCAGTATTCTTAACATACTCGTTAATAACTTGAAGCTGTTCGCTTGCAAAGTCATTGCTTTCTGTTGAACTCTGTTCGGTTCCAAAATCATCAAGTGATGTTACGTCTCGCCCAAGCTTCTCGCTAAGGTATTTGAAAACAGCTTCATCATTAATGCCCTCCTGTTCAGGTTGCTGACTAGTCTCAGGTTGTTCCTCGCTAGTAGTCTCTTCAGTATTTAAAGAACTCTCTCCTGTTAAATCTATAATATCTGATCTCTCTTCAATTATAGGTTCATTTGATTCAACCGCTTGGTTTTCATCACCAGTCAAATCAACAATATTTTGTTGTTGTTGGGGTTGTTCAATTTCTCCCCCAAACTTTTTTACTAATTCTTCTCTTATATCCATGTCAATTAAATTTACTTAGTCTATTTCGCAAATATAACGATTTTATTTAAAACCGCAATATTATTTTTCTATTTCTTTCTCCTCACCTAAAGGACCTCTATTACCCTCTCTCTGTTCTATCATTTGAGATTGGTTTATAGCAGACTGTTGCTGAACATTCTGTCTAACGTCTCCTTGAATAAACGCAGCACCTTCTTTCCCAAGGTTGCCAAGTTCTATCTCTCTTAAACGTCTTTCGTGTTGAGCCTGTTCAAACTGCTCTTTAAGTTGATAATCCAGTTGCTTTAACTGCATATCTGCCTGAGCTTTAGCCTGAACCCTAGCTTGCTCTATTTGCATCTCTACCTCTAGCTCTTGCTGCTTTAATTGTGCAGCTTGCTGTGCTGATTGCTGTTGTAGCATAGCGTTTTGCTCAGAGGCTTGTTGTGCTAAGGCTTGCTGCTCTTTTTGATACTTTCCTCTACGAAGGATAAGCATTTGATTAGCCATCTTGATATTCTTAATAGACCTAATCATTATAGCGTCCTCAAGTCTTAACTCTTTCTGAGCTAAAGAAACCTGAATATTCTGCTCCATTATCTGCTTCTCTTCCTCATCAGGTGCTACATCTAAAGTAATACCAAACTCATGTATAGATAGCTTTTTCATCATGTCTATACTCTTCATAGAAGTTTCCCCTATGACGTTTGCATACATACCATGAAGACCTTTAAAGTTTATTAGGTCTTGCATACGAATTGTAATACTTTGAGATATACGCTTAGTAACATTAAGGTAGGCATCGTTAATATCACGAGTTGCGTTATTAGAAGCTAATAAGGCTAACTTCTGAACACCTACCAAAGCTTCGCTAGATGGTTGAGAAGCGTCACGAGCTTCGTTAACCCCAGTAACGTCACGTATCATCTGAAGATTGTGTTGATATACGTTAATAAGAGTACCAAAGTCTCTACCAATACCATTTTCTAACTCTTGAATAGGCATAGCCCCTGTCATCTGACCCTCATCGTCTATCCTTCGATAGTATATGTTACCAGTTTGATCGTAGATTTCCTGAAGTTCCATAGGGGTAAATGTTCCCCCATCACCTTTAGACACGTTCTCCAAAGACCCAATTTCAAACGCTGCACCCTTAGGTCTAGCTTTTGCTAGTACGTGTTGTATCTTAACGTGTGCTAACTGTATTTGGTCAGCAAAAGGAATCATTCTATCAACTAAAGAACGAGACTTCATTTTATAAAGATTCGGTTGATAAACGATGTATGACAATCTCGTTTCAGATAGGTTAGACTTAGATCTAGCCATATCGCTTTTTAACCCATAATTAAAGATATAATCTGTACCTGTAATATATTTACCTGTATATACAACCTTAACAGTAGAGCCTATGTTTTCTCTTTTTGTTTTAGACTTCTTAGGGGCTTTATAGTTGGAAGCTTTTTTATTTACGGAGTATCCTCCATGTTTGTTTTCCTTCTTTTCGTAGTTTAAGTTATGACTCGTAATAAACTCAGCATCTAATATATTAACACTAAATTTATCATAGTCATAAGTGTCTTGCCCACTTTCGTAATAAGCTGTAGTGCTAAAAGTCATTGGGTTGTTATTTTTCCCTGCGTACTCTGTAGCTATTTTAATATAATCCTCTTCACTAAACTCATCACCTGCTTGCATTCTAAGGTCAGCAATAGTTATAGAGTAAACTTCTCCAGCGTGTCGTATGTTTTTAAAGTCTGATTTAGCAGAGTAAGATGTTATAAGATTAGCAGGGTCTACATGACGAATCTTCACACCTTCAGTTTGAGATAAATCTGTCTTAGCAGCACAGATACCTAAAACAACAAGGTCACGAATCATAGATCTCTTAACCTCGTCAAAATCGTTAATATCTAAGGTGTACTCTATGGCTTTTTCCAAAGCTATCTCTACATTCTGTTTGTAGTTAAGAGCCATAAACATCTCCACCTCTTCAGAGGTTTCTGCAATAAACCCCTTAGGGGATAATGGTATACCTGTCTCGTCCTCTAAGTTTTCTACAAAATCTTTATTAATCATGTCACCATATAGCTTCTTCTTCTTTGCCATCCTCTCGTTAGCAGCAATAGGATCTATAGATTTAGCCTTTACATCGTACTCTTGATTAACCATACCGTTAACGATAACATCAACGAATTTAGGGATTATAGATACAGGAGTCCAATCTATATTGAGGTATGAGGAATCTCCCTGAACGTCTAATAAGTCCTTATACTTACCTACATCTTGATTACCCTCAGAGTAACTTCTATTCCTGGCGTACCTAGCCTTGAGGTCTTTGAAGTATACGTCACCATTATTCTTCCACTCTTGGTACATAGTCCTGAAGTATTCAAGACCGTACTGATTGGTAGCTTTCTCTTCGTTTGTAGACAAAGGAGATGGATAACCGTTTAATTTATTTTTGCTGCTATCAAACATAATTAATTTATTTTTTTACTGGACATTCCCCTATTGCTATATCTTTTAACTAAAGGAGATGACACTTTAAATTCTTTTTTTGGTTTAACATATTTCTGAGAGGCTAGTAAAGCTAATGATGACGATATACTAGCATCGTACTTTGTTCTATTATCTATTTCAAATCTACTCCAATCATCTAAAAGAGTGTTAAAATAACACCTTCCCATTTCTCCTGTATCAACATTATAGCCAACATGATCGTATATATACGTTGCTATTGCTTCTGCCTGAGCGTTTATTACTGCTGCACCAGATCCTGGTACACCCTTTGTTTTTTGCTTTCCCCTACTCCACTCTGTATGAGTCATATCTGGTCTGTCCATCAAATACTCATAATAACCTCTATTCTCAAAGTACTTTAATATACCAACTTTATTATTCTCCACCAACACCTGACACCCATAGAAGACACACATCTTAATCATGTCCTCGTAAAATATTTCCGCTTTAGGCGGTCTATTAATATACTCACACACAAACTGCATAGACGCATCGCTTGCCATACTAAACTTATGAAAAACGTGAGCAGAAGCATCAGATCTCCTACCATCAGTAGTGGTGTCGTGATCATAAGGGTCACAACCTGCAACCAAATTGTCTGATCTTCCAGGGAACTTCTTACTGAACCTAGAAGAGATAATATTTTGGTTTTGTAATTCTGGAACCCAGCTAATTTCCCACTTGCCTTTTCTGTGAGGTATCCAAATAACTTCGCTGTCTCGCACTCCGTTTTTCCAGACAAACTCTCCTCTTGTTGTTGTTGCATTATTTACCTCGTTATAATCCATTTGTTGATATATCCTTTCAACGTCAAAGATACAACTTTGTGTGTCATTTCTAAAAGCTTCCTCTACAGTGAAGGGAAACTGTCTTTTAAATTCTGATAACGATACCGTATCGTTTTTTAAAGCGTCTCTTCTATTCTGAATATAATCTTTTGCTCCTACATCTATTGGCATCTCATCAATCCCCATAACTGGCTTGTCTGGAGTATCTATAACGCTATACCCGTACTCGTCAATAAACCCCTCTAAGTTGTCAAACGCAGGAATAAATAACTTATATAAACCACTCTTAGTTCTACCATTAAGATCTTTGTCTCCCATGTCAGAGTTGTAGAATATATCTTTAAATTCTGCCCCACCATCTTGCTGCTTATTAGCAGTAGAACCCATCATACACTTCCCTACAACCTTTCTACCTAATAGTAAACAGGTTTGAGTAACACCCCAGTTTTTCTTTATAGAGTTTTGACCTGTCCACTTACCAGCCTCATCATGTACCAGAAGTTTAAGCTTCATACCATCATAACTGTTGTCGGCAGTGTTTCTCCAATCTATCGTAGAGTTTAAGGCTTCAGACTTTTCTATGTGCTTCTGATTCTTCGTTATCTTCTTTGCTGGCTCTCTAAAGGCTAACTCTACACGAGGATTACTAGAACCGTCTTGTATAGGTTGAAAGAAAAACGGATAATTCCTATATATACGGACTACCTTATCAGTAAACATTGTTTTAGCATCAGACCCAGTTTTAGACAACAACCCAAAATTACTATCGTAAACCTGAGTAGCTTGATTAACTATCTCACTACTTGCCATGTATGAGAACCCACTACGTCTGTTCTTAAGAAAACACATTCCGTAAGAGTTCTTATCTAGCTTACACGCTTCCCAAAAAATAAAGAACGTCCTGTTAGCATCCCTATAATCAGGGAAACCAACGTCAATTTTACTCCACTGGATAAACATATAATGAGATCCAGTTATATAGGTCGGAACTCCGTTATTAAAAAACCAAAGCCCTTCTCTTCTTCTTCTAAACTCCTCGTCTATATAGTCTACGTAGTCAGAAGCAGACTCTCTTGTTAGCCCGACTGGTGCGTTCTCCCTAGTCCACTTTTGCTTAGACTTAGGAAGGTTATGATAAAGTATATCCTTTTTAAATCGTGGTTTTTTAGGTAACACAATCTTTAAGTTGTCAAACTCTAAGATCTCGCCCTCACTTCCCTCTATTAGATATATCGTATCATTTTTTTGCATACCTCTCAGCAAAAGAACCTTTAAAATCTTTCTTCTCTTCTATCAGAGATTCCCCCTCTTTAATTCTATCCTCAAGGTTTTTAATACCTAAAAGAATTTCCTGACAATCCTCGAAGCACTCTCTTTTAGCTTTAATAGCTTGTCTTCTTTTAGCATCGTCCTCTTCTATCAAGGGCTTGCCTATCTCTTCTATCAGAAGGTCAACAGCACCTTTACTAGCCTCTATTAACTTCTCTAAAGTTTCAAGAGCGTAATTTTTATTATCAGCCTTCATACTTGCAAAGAACATCAAAGTTACGCATACGAAGAAGCTTTCTTCCGTCTATATCCATGTCGTACTCAGAGTTCTCGCTCCACATAACCCTATCCCCTTCACTGACTCCTTGCTCCTTCATCCAGTCATTAATAATAACTGCTTTCCCATGTAGCTCCACCTCAGATGCAGATGTCTCCAAAAATATGCCAGATTCTGACTTTTCTGGCTCTTTCATCTCCTGCTCCATAAAGTTCCACACACCTACGGGTATGTATTCCTCTCCCCTTTTAACAAGGTATATCTGCTCTAAAAAAGCTTGATATATATTCTCCTTGTCTGCGTGTTTCACAAGGTTTACAGGTGTCGCTATAAAGTGGTGAAACCAAACCTTATCACCCTCCTGTATACCTGAATCTTTAGTATCTTGCGTTGGAGTTTTATAAACAGTACCATACTGTCTTGCTAACTTCATAGGATCGTAAGAGGTATCTCTATACAACTCCTTACCGTTTAGCATTATAGTATCTTCTGTTTCTTTTTCTACTTCTATCCAGAATACGTCTTTAATTGGCTTCATTCTATTTCTTGTCTTTAAATTTACTTAACCTCGTACTCTTCTAGTACGTCAGTATTATATTCTATCGCTGTGGGTTGAGAGAAAAATCTCTTCCAAGGTCTAGAAAACTCTTCACTTTCTTTTTTTACGTACACATCGTACACTACTTGTTGATGTTTGTACCATGCCGCCTCATCTTGGATGATGGCTGTAACTCTTAAAGAACCTCCTAACATTCGCTGACCTACTTGGTAAGTCAATCCTTGTTTTAAGTCCCCTATAGTTATCTTCCTAATAATAGGGTTTATTGCTTCCATTTAATTTAATTTAATTCACTCTTTATTACTTTTAAATTCCTAGTTTTCTAGATAGCTTTACATAGTGGCAAGCAAAATTTCTTGAACTATCTGCTAGGTTTTGAATCCCAATAACAGGAACTATATCCTGCGAATCACGCATTGCTAAAGACTTTTGAGTGGAGTTAGATTCAGTAACCCCACCTGCAGTTGTACCTGTAGGAGTATGAGTTAATCCGTATTGTACACCGTTAACGAAAACGCTCATCTTATTGTTCTCATCAAAAGCTAATCTTAATCTATATACTGTATCTGCAGCAACTGTAATTCCTAAATTTGTAACATAGTCCGTATTACTAATACTATACACAAAGTGTAGATTTGCGTTAGTTGTTAAAGCACCTAAATCATCATCAGTAGCAAATAAGAAATAAGCCTGTTCGTTATCTGTTTGGTAAGCTCCAGTAGCAGTCATCTTCATCCCTGCGAAAAAAGCAACCGTAGTAATAGCAAGGGGAGACGTAATTGCAATTTCACATTCTGTCTCGTATTGAGCAAAGAACCTAGTACTTCTCCAAGCACTAACATCACCACCTGCAGGATGAGGTCCACCATAATAAATACCAGTATTCCCTAGTTTAGGTAATATTATCATCTGATCAGCATCAGCACTCTCTGTTGTTAATTTAAGACCTGGTTGAGTACCACCCCAAACTGATTTTCCTTCGTCTGCGTTTGTTCCTTTAAGCTCCCAATGAGAATTACTTTTAAGGTGAGGATCAACTAATACTTCTATTTCGTAAGTTTGTGACGCTACATCTACAGCGTTAGTTGCGATTCTAATTTTACAAGAAGCATCATCCACGTCATGCACCATAACATTAATCATAGCGTTATCAGCTATAGTTCCACTAGAGTTTATAAGGTAAGCTAAAACGTGAGAGTTATCTTGAATTCTGTTATTAGTAAAAGTAAACTCTACAGAGTCTGAAGCTGCTAAATCTACAGCTTGAGTTGTTATCCTTGTCATTCTAGTGCTACTACTTACTGCTGTTGTAGCAGAAGTATCTTGGGATACCTCACAGGCTAACACGTCTTTATACGGTAAGTCTAAGAAAGTTTCTAGAAGGGTGTATCTATCTTGTGATTGGTTTAAAGTACCCCCAATAGTTAAGTCACCTCTACTACTTAAGGTCATAGCTGTAATCCCAGCAGTCACAAAGTTTAAAGCGTCTTCGGAATGATTATAAGAGATTCTTCCTGCATCGTTATCATCAGCATCCCCGAAGTATATATGACCGTAATTAGAAGCACCAGAAAGAATTGATAGCCCAGCGTCTCCTGAATTTTCTAAAACTAATTGATTAGCAAAGGCACTTGCTGTTACAGATCCTGCACTAACTGATAATATGTGCAATAAACCATCTGGAGTAGTCCCTCCAGTACCAATTCCTACTTTCTGAAACTCTGCTTTGTTTGTAGAAAGACTCATAGATGTGGAAACACCCTTACCAGTACTAACCTGTTTTAAAGAACCATCAGTGATTTCGCTATCCGTCTGGATTAATCGTTGATATGTTCTAGCTATTGTTTTACCCTCTAATGAACTCATCTTATTTTTTCTTTATTTTCTCTATAGACCTACCTGCAAAGTAAGCCCCATATACGGTTATTAATAACGTCTGATAAATAGGTTTGTAGGCTGCGTCTATAACAAAGCCCCCTGCGTTCCCATCAAACACTGATAAAATTACAAAAATTACTGTTAAAAAAATGCAGATTAATGGTCGGATATTCTTAGATAGCCAGTTGTCTGATTTCATATCAGCCTCCCAGCGTCTTGTAACCTGCTCCTGAGCCTGAGACTCAGCTTGCATAAGAACTTCTTCTATCTTTCTCTGAGCCTCTAACTTCTCTTCTTTAGACGTAGTTAAGTTGTCGAGGACTGCCCCGACTTGTTTAATAACTCCACCACCTAATATATCTAAAAGTTTACTCATTAAAGTGCTTTTATATCGTCTGCGTGTTTATATGCTGTGTCTCCATCTGCATCTTTATACGCCTCTAAGACTAGCTTTCTATTTTTATTTTCTTTTAAAGAGATGTGAATCCAAGAAAAATCAAACTCGTTGATCATTTGATCAAACTCAATGTTATTTTTAAGAATCCAATCATACACCTTTTTATTATTCATAGCTCCGCTTTCCCAGAACTGAATATCTAAAGCCTGACCTTTGCAATGCTGTGATTTTTTACTACCACCGATGGCACGATTCAATCTTGGGCTCCTATACCCAGAAGTTATCCGAATAGGTCCAAGTTCATCACGCATTGGCTGCAATACGTCTCTAATTAGTAGTTGCAGATTTTGCAAGTGCTCCTTACTTGGCTCGTTAGGTATACCCTTCCTTAAGGCGGTATTGCTACGAGTTATCTCTGACAGCGTAAAATTTTTACTTAGTCTCATCTTTCTTTATTTACTTTAAATTAATTGAGGTACAACTATAATCAAAAAAAAGACTACTGCTATCAATAAAGCAATAATCTCCACTTCTTTTAGTTTGTTTTTCCTCACTTACTTTTGTCCTTTATCTGGTTTGACGCTAACAATATCTCTATATGCTGAAGCTTCGCAGCAATATCAGCAAGAGCAGCTTTAATCTCGTTATCAGAAGCCTCTAGGTGGTATACTCTAGCCTTTATCTTTGTGCAATCATTATTAAGGTTAACATATAACCCTAATGCTGCAGCTAGTATAACCACAACGCTTATTATTAATTCCATCATCTGTACAGTTACACTCATCGTGTCATTTTTTAGCAAACTTTTCTACCCCAGAAATACCAAACGAGCCCAACACAACCCAAACAAAGGAATCGTATACAAATTCGTTGATCACCAGGTCTTTTCCGACCCAACCTGTAACAAGGTCAGCTACCATTATGATACACATAATAGCAAAAGCTATAAACCCTACAATAGATTTCTCGTTCCAGTCGTTGTTGTCTTTAAAGATTTCCATTAGTATTCAAATCCAAATCTAACTCTGAGGTCTGAATGTAAATTGAAATCTGGTGTACCACTACCAGTTAGTACAGCAGCACAGTATATAGCACCTTCTTCGTTATCATCATCAGAAGTACCTCCAGCATCAATCACCAAGTCTATTCCAGTTTTTGTAACTAAACTAATTGTTGTTAAAGTATTCGCATCTGCATAGTCACCAGCAACAATCTCAACATGACCTAAAATCACGCAAGAATCTAGAGCATCGCCAGTAGGTGTCTTCACAGTACCGCTTGTAACCATAAATGTTGAGGGAGCAGCATCAGCAGCAGCATTAATTGATCCTAAGTCTTTTGAAACCTTCATAAATACCAACTCTATTGATAAACCTATTAATTTATCAAATTGATCAACTATAGTTACAGATTTCAGAAGGGAAGATCCTCGGTGTCCTTGAACTGCTCCAGGAATTTTAACAGGATTCCATAAAACATCATTCTGAGCGTATGCAGAAGCAGATACTGTTGGCTGTACCTCTATATTGCCAAATCGTCTATGTGCCATTATATTTTCATTTTAAAAATTTGTTTATATGCAAATGTACTAATAATTTTTTAATTATAATAAATTTATTATCTTTGTAGTAATTTAATTTAAGAGAATGAGAAATTATTTAAAGTATTTTAACGATACTTGGTACTCATTCAAAAGAAAATACAATCTCTCAGACAATCAACTAGGATTCCTCCTATTTATAAATGACGAGAAAAAGTCATTCACGAAGAGGTTTATAAGGGAAAGTATGTACGTCAGTAAAGATTTTAACGATGTCAAGTTTCCCGAACTAGTGAAAAGAGATTACGTGTTTTGTTTTGAGAAGAGAAGGTGGAACTCACATAAACCTAATCAGTATCGAATAACAAGTAAGACTAAAAGGTTAGTAGATAAATTTTATAACGTCCTAGAAGGACAAGAAGAAATATAACAATGGCAAACCCAGTAAGGAAGCGTAAAAAGGCTGCACGAAAACAAGCTCGTAAGTATAAAAAGATGTCGGACCAAGAGAGGTACGAGAGAATTATGGCTGCTAAAGCCAGAAGAGGTGTTAGTGCTAAGAAGAAGTCAGAGTACCCTAAGCCTAATATGGAAGAGGTTACTGTAACAGCTAAGAAGACTACTGGTCAAGAAAAAGCTAAAGCTGCAAGTGCAGACATTAAAAAGAAAAAAGCTGTTTCCAAAGAGAACGAGAGAGTTATAGCTAACAGAAAGGCTGCTGCTGCTGCTAAACCTGGACAAACTTATACCAGAATAATGAAGGATGGTACAAAGAAAAAGGTTAAAGCTGTTAAGAAAGCAGAAAGTGGCGGTAAAGTTAAAAAGAAAGATATAAAATCTTTAGAAGAAGCAAAGCAAAACCTTAAAAATAGAGCAAAAACTTCTAGCCTGCAAAATTTAAAAGATAACCCTGGTAGAATTGGTAACACACGTCGTTTAGGATTAAAAGGAAAAAGAGGGCAGAAGTTTACAGGTGCGGAAAATGAAGCTATAGCTAGAGGTGTTGCTAAAAAAGAAGGAAGAACTTATGTTTCTCAAGGTACAAGAGAAATGAATTTGAAATCTGTTGGTAAAATTCCAACAATGAAAGCCTCAACAGTGAAGGCTTTAAAAAAGGCTAAAAAATAATTAAAATATGAAGTCATCGCTTATAAAAGGTATAGGTGAAGTAGTTACCGATTACGGTGCTAGAGTGATGAAGGTTATCAAGAAGGGGCTACTACAACGTAGCCTTTTTGATTTTTACGGAGACGTTAAAGCAGATACCTTCAGAACTAAAGAGAACGCTAGTGTACCAACTACTCCTACAGATGGTAAGGGTGGTGTCATATACACTAAATCCTCTGATGGGAAACTCTACTATAAAAGTAACGAAGTTGCGGAGGTAGAACTTAGTACCAATCAGGCAACAACTTTCATACTAGAGGACGGAGACGGAACGGAAGTTACCTTATCCCAAGGAAAGGAGCTTAAGATTGTTGAAGGTACTGGTATAGATGTAGATTGGACCGATACAGATAACGGAACAGATGCTGATCCTTTTGATATAACTATCTCTTGTGATTTAGAAGGAACAGAACTTAAATCTACTGGAGAAAGTGGAGGAACTAAATTCCTTAGAGAGGATGGCGATGGAACCTCTAGTTGGCAAACTACTCCAGATACAAATACTCAATTAACTCAGGAGCAGGTAGAAGATTATGCTGGTGCTTTAATTGCTACTGGAGGAACTAAAACTGGTATCTCTATAACGTATCAAGATGGTACAGGAGACGTGGACTTCGAGGTAGACCATGATGCTGCCACGAACTTTGTCGCTGCAGAGCATTACAGGTGGGATAACGATATTAGTGGAACAGCTACTATTAACGCTGCTAATATCCCCACTCTAAACCAGAACACTTCAGGAACTGCTGCAGGGTTGTCTGCAACTTTAGTGGTTGGGAGTGGAGGAACAGGAACTACCAGCTTGGCTGCAGATTCTATATTAACAGGAAATGGCTCTAATGCTATTGTAGCGGAATCCTACTTAACCTATAGTACTTCAGGGGAAGAACTAATCATTGGAAACCCAGATGCTGGGGATGCTCAAATATCAAGGAGAGATAGCTCTGGAACGGATACTGCAGGAGGTAAGTTAATTATATCAGCAGGGGCTGCTACAGGTGACGCAGCAGGTGGGGCGATAGAGTTTCATTCAAGTGTTGCAGGATCTTCTGGGTCCTCAGTACAATCTACAGCAGAAGTCGCTACCATATCTAAGGATGGAGATCTATCTATTGACGGAAAAGCATCAATTAGTAGCGGTAGAACCACTGAGGCGGTAGAAATATCTGACTTTACAGTTGCTTCAGATAGCTTCGTTCAGGTGTCTGCTTCGGGGGATACTGATGACCATCGTGTGGGTCTTAAGCTTAAACATAACGTAGATACTTATGGGTTTACGCTTCAATCCCAAGATGGAGTTGATGGCTTACATGGGTTAAACGTATTAAGACACGAAGGTAGTGCTGGAGGAAACTCAGCTATATTTATTGAGCGTGACAATGGAGATGTGGGTATAGGAAATACTGCACCAACCGTAAAGCTAGAGGTTACTGGCGATATTAAAGCGTCAGGAACTCTTACCACAAAACAAAGAGAAGTATATTTTCATAACTTTGAAGATAAAATAGGAACTACAAAACACTATATACCTTTTAAGAGTGCTGCTGAACAAACAACAGCTTACCTAGAAGAAGCCTGTTTTCTATCTCCTTGTGATGGTAGGGTTGTTTCTGTTACAGTAAGACCTCACATACTTTCGGCAGGCCCTTCAGACGTTACTGTTGACGTATCAACTTTTGGGTTAAACGCAGCAGCCACAGGTAGTTGGACTGCTGAAGAGTCAAAAGTACATACTATGGCGGCTACTGATGATCATCACGCTTTTCATTACGTGTTTGATAACGCAAAGCATTTTGAGTCTGGAGAGTTAGTTGCTATAGGAATACAGTCAGATACTAATCTAGATGCAGGGCCTTATACAATGTATTGGTATGTAACAGCAGTAATAGAGTATGATTGGAATAATCAAGGGTTAACAAGTCACGCAGAGTATGACGCAGCACAGTAAAGAAATATCTTGATATAAAGTAGGAAAGAAAAAGTATTAGACTTAAAAATAATTTTTATATATTTGTAAACAAATAATTTTAAAAAAATGGCAACAGTAACATCTAAATTAACAATAACTAGCTCTAATTTATTGTCTCAAACTTTAAATTTGACTGCTACTCATTCCGCAACAGCGACTCATACTACAGGTTTGTCTAGGTCTGCGATAACTTCAACAGCGAAGGCTACCTCTTCTGGACAAGTAACTCTAGCGACTACTGGTCAGTATACATCTCCTAACTATATTTTTGTAAAGAATACGAGCACTGTAACGACTAACTACGTATCCGTATTTGCTGACACTGCTGCTGACGATCCAGATCTATTCTATATTCCAGGTGGTGGGTTTGCGGTAATTCCGCTTACTTCTGGCTTAACTCTTAAGACTTACGCTACTGTTAGTGGTACAGTTGTAGAATGGATGGTATTTGGTACTGAGATTTAAGACTTAGCCCTTAACTTCTTTCGGTAATCAGAATAACACTTCTTACAATCGTCACACCTACACCCTCTTTTATATGAGGCTGTCGAGGGACAGGATTGTTTTGTAGGTCTTCTAGCAGCACTATAGTTACAACTCTTGTGAGAGAACGCTATATTATCTAAATCAAAATATAAAGACACAGGATCCTCTGAATTTAACCAGGGGATTTTGTGTTCTACACTCATATCTTTAACGCTTTCAATTTCTGCCCCACACTGAAAGCACCACTGCATATCTAATTTTCTCCCTAAAGCAAATAGTAATTGTTTATTAAGGTGGTGAGAAGCGGTAGAGGGGTTCATCCCTAGTTGTTTTTTCTTCTCTTTAGTATACTTACACATAATTATTGAATAAAGGTTTTACCAATATAGGAATTAATTTATTAATTTATTATATTTAGGTAAAAAGAAAAAATGGGGTAAGAGTAGTTAAGGGAGGATACTTGTTAATAACACTAGTTCTTTTAGTGATGATGATAACATCAGTAGAGGATTGGTTGATAGTCGCAACTCCAATATCCTTCCTTGGAGTCCACCCAGCAACAAGAGTTCCATTTACGTACTTTATTACCCTTCAGGCTATGGTCGTAGGAGCCCTATATAAAAGAAGGAACGTAAAACCTTTCCTGGCTTTTATGGGAGTCGCTTCCCTAGTACTACTCAATATTTATAGCGTTAACGATAACCTGGTTCTACACAACGTCTTCGCTATACTATTCTTTTTAGTACAACCTATCATATTCTTTCTGGAGTACCGAAACAAGAAAGATACTTATTCCCTTAGTAAAGGAGCTGTGTTGATATTCCTAGCCCTTCTAACGTGGTTGGGAATTATACCTCTACCTATCTTCGAGGTGATCGCCTACGCTCTGTTAATATTATTTCTTTAGGGGAAAAAAGAGGGGAGGATAAATTATTCCCAATTATCCTGATCGTCATCCATTAATATTTTACGAACTTCATAAACTGCCTCATTACAAGCTACTAAGGATTCCATCTCAGTTAAAGCTTCAGCTTCTGTATCGTACCAAGTACAATCCATGAGACCATGTTTTTGATGAACACCATTAGACTCGTTATAACATCCTCTTTTAAGACTATTATAAATTATATATTTTGCCTTCATACTACACCTCGTTTATTATTAATCCCCTTTAAGGTATAGTTTTTTTGCCTATAAAAAAAATAAGTTTGTAATTTTTGTGAGAAGTGAAAAGGGTGGAGGGGAGTTATATTTTTTTAATAGACCTCTTCATTTTATATTTAGCCTTATCGTAACCAGTATCTTTTTTTAATCTGATATTACCTTTATCGTTTTTTTCGTACTCAAATACTTTAGGGGTTTGACCATCCATATAATAACCCTCTTCACGACCATACGCCTCTAACTTCTCTTTAGATGAGAAATGAGGACCGTCATTATGAAAGCCCCAAAAACCCTCTTTCTTCTTCTCTACGGGCTTCTTAGATCTCTTTATAGGAGATACCTTAGGTTGAGGACCAGATACTGATGATACCCTCTTTGGGGTTAATTTTGTGGCTGAAGGACTCTTTAAAACCAATCTCTGTCCTTTACCTGTTATTCCATACTCTTTAGCTAACTCAGGGTGCCTTTTCACAAAGGTAGGTCCTGTCATGTGATATGTTTTATCCCCACTGTGCCTCCACAATTTTAAGGATTCAGGGTCTTGACTAACTAAAGCGTCAGCTAATCTATCAGCTAGGTCGTTATACTTTTTCTGATTCTTTTTTACTGGGTTGGGCATAATTATATTTTATTTATATTTTTTATTTTTCCAGCTACCTTTAGCAAACTTATCAGCCCTCTTTTTATTTTTAAACTCAAACACCTCTCCCCTCTTTAAAGCTTGAGAAAAGGATTGTGGCTTATAAATACCCTTTTTGTTTGGGGCAATCGTAGGGGCAACAAAATGCTTTTTACCTTCGCCAGTATAAGTAGCCATAAGATGAGTGGAGACTGTTCCGTCAGGGTTCTTCTGAACACCCTTACCCTTACGGATTTTTCGTGCTTTTCTCTTTCTACCTATTTTAATTGTTTTGGGCATAATTATATTTTCTTGCAAGTTATAAAATTTTTGTGAGACATGAAAGGGGTGGGGGTTATATCATATATGTACGCACACGTTCCATAATCCGAAACCGAAATCCCGAATGGGGGTGGTCGAAACCAATTCCAATGCACACATTTGAAATGTCGATTCTACTTTCCAATGCACACATACTATTTTGTGGCTATTGCACCCATCATTATCGGAGTGGGGGACATAAGTTGCACCGATACCCTAAGCCTATATAAAGCCATGTAATGAATCGGCATATTGCTCCCTGGTAACACACCCAATGTCGGGAGAACTGCCCTTAAACGTAGTGAGAGAGAGGGATAGAGGGCATAACAACACCAACCTATTCCCCAATCACTACCATTATTGTTTTACAGACAACTTTTTTACCCCTCTGAATCCCTTGCTATCAGTACATTCTTTAAGTTAATTGTAAACTTTCTTTACATTTTATTTGGAGTGTAAAGATATTTTACCTTATCTTTGTTGCAGACAAATGGGAGATATGTCTCTAACTAGCTTCCACGTTCTTTAACATACTGACTCAGATATAGCGTTCAGCGTAGGAGTAAGCAACGTGCCAAGGCATTGCAGTAAGGCTTACAACCATCCTTAGAATAGCATCTGACTAACAAGTTCCCACGAGAGATAGCATCAAAGGGATGTTGAGATAGCATATCAGTAAGTAGAATTGAATTCATTGACATAGTGTAAGAGGTATTCGCAAAGTTCAGCAGTCGGCTGAGACAATAGGATGAAAGGTAGTGTTAACGTATGGTATGCAGAATATCGCACATACTCAGCTACCAACGAGCTAAGAAATAGCTTGTTAATTTCGGAGATTCCGTCTCACTTAGGCATACGATAAGCCTATTAATCGACAGAACGTTTACCAACCACACACTGATAGAGTAAAATACGCCACAAGGAGGCGTAGATGCTATGGTTAAAATAGCAGTATAATATCCTAATGATTCGATGGGATGTTAAGTAAGGGCTACTCGCAGTAGCTTAATATGGTGGTGCATGAGCCAACCTTACTTAGCCCCTTTAAAGCTACCGAAGGCAGTTACAAGTCTGCATAAAAGCTGAGTAGAGGAAACCATTAACCATTAATACCTTAAGACTATGAAGACGATTAAAAGTATTACACCGAAGAACCAAACACTGGTCAACAAAGCAGTGAGATGGCTAGTTAAATACTACGAGTTCAACACTAAAAGAGACTACATATCTGACAACCTAGAGTGTGACGAGGACGAGTCTAAAGAGTGGAGAGCAATCAATCGTAAGTGTGAGTATTCGTTTAACAATTACCTTGAATGCCTGTGGGACTTACCCAAGAGAGAGCAACTTAACATAGAGAGAAAAGAGGGCTTTGACCTTTGCTAAACCTAAACACCTAGAAACTATGAAATTTAACACGAAAGAATTAGAGATTATCAGTCGTGCTTTAGCCCTTGTCGTTGATGAAATGGAACACAAGGAAAATAGAGCTATTACCCAGTCAATGCTTGGCAAGATGCAAGATATAGGTATATGGGGAATGGCTTCATTCCATGAGGAAAATGAAGAACATTGTGGACACATTAATTGTGGGAGTGAGTGCGAAGAATATTAATAGGTTAACTGACGAGGTCTTAATGACCGAAACAATGTCATATCGGGGGGTATGGCGTTGTCTTAACCAACCTAAAACACTATCATCATTATGGAAGACGTGAAAGAATTACTAGCAAAGCTAGATGGATACAAGGTAATATCATCTGACCTAACATCGTTAGAGTTAGAGGGGGGCATAAAGGTAAGCTACAGAATAGCTACCCACCCATCACATAGCCCTATGACATTCCAAGCAGTACTAAGTGTTACCTTGAATGATGGTTACCCATTCGTTTGGGGGTGTACTGATGAAGAAGAGAATAGCAGTGTTGTGAGGTGGCTTACCAAGAAAGACGCTAAACATACTACTGATAATGTTGACGAGAAAGACAGACAACTAGCTATCTTAAAGACAATAATAGGTTAATAACTAAACAACCAAAAAGATGAACAATTTATCAGAGGAACAATTAGGGTTGGTACAACAAATCATCAACCAAGTATCAATATCAAGCATTTTAGATAGTGCTTGTAATGGTGCTTTAGAAGATTTACAAGACCAATTAAGAGAGATTGACGCAGACGCTGAACTTATACAGATAGCAGAGGACGTAATCTTTAACGACCACATATCAATAGGATAAAGCATCCACACAACTAGAGAGAATCTTTAGGGATGAACAGGGGTAGAATTAAGGCAACTAGTATGATGCGAAGCAAGAGATTAAAAAGAAGTCTTAAACCTCGCCCCTTCCTTTTTTAAACTAAACAACTATCATTATGGAAAACGTGAAAGAGTCACCATTGTACGAAAGGGTTAAACAACTAACCTACGGAGAAACACTAAAGATTGATGATAATACTCACATCTATCATTACTTTGACGAAGAGCATCTTGTTGAGATTGAAAACGGAATAGAAACCTACGTCGTTCAATTCGACCATAGAAGTAAACAACTTGTTTACACGTCATTAATTTAAATAAACACTAAGATATGGAAACGTTAGAAAAGAATTTCAAGAAAGTACGCTGGGTAGGGTGGGAGAGGTCAATAACTCCCCATATTGAGCGAGAAAAAAAGGTAATGGAGTATCAAGTAGGGTGGGATAAAGCCAAGCAACGTGGATGGTTTGAAATCTACGACGAAGAAAGTGGTGGGGATGATTACTACGGAGGTGGTGGTCTTGAATTTAATGGCAATATGCTTGTAGGATACGATGGTGTATTTACTTTAGATAGCGAGGTTATCCAATGTCTTAAAGATTGGGGAGCAACAATGGATGAGTTTATGGAGGAAGAAGAGGAAGAAGGAGAAGAGGAATAATAACGGGGGATTTATTCCCCCCACAATAGCAATGAATCTTGGTAGAAGGTGAAATAATAAGCCTTGGGAGTTCGATTCTCCCCTTTGCTACTAAACACTATCATTAACCTTAAGCATTAAGACTATGGAAAAATCAGAAAACAATCCTGCAACAGACCTTATACTAGACGTGTTAAGGTCTAAAGATGTAGAAATTGACACCTTAAAAGGGAAAATTAAGGCTTTAAGACAAGCTACTCAAGACTTTGAATTATATAAGCAACTAGCAACAGAGGGGGCAATATATGTCAACACTTTCTCACAAGATTGTGATGGGGTTAAGGTTTATGGTTCTTCTGTTTACAACACAATAGAAGAGTACAAAGAGGGCGAAGAAGCGTTTGCAGATAGCGTTGAAGGTCGTTGTTCTTGGAGTATAGTATCAAAGGAAGACGTTAGACCACAAGAAGAGTGTGGTACGTTTGGTCAAGGATGGGGCATTAACTAATAAAGATTAAGACTATGGAAGTTACAGATACACACAGAATATCACTTGCAAGATGTGAGGACTCATTCTATACAGAGGTACAAACGATTAGATTTATGATGAGTAGATACGACCTAAGTGAGGAATCAGCTAAAGAGTTGATTGCTGACATAAAAGATCGAAGACAACAAGAAAACGATATAGTATCACAATACTTTAACCCAGAAAAAAAATAAAGCTATGAAGGTAAAAGAACTAATTAAGGAGTTGCAGTCTTATAACCAAGACCTAGATGTAATCGTGTGGTCTGAGGAATTAT